TGGAAACTCTCATACTCAAAGACGGCAGCAAGTACGAAATTGTGGCATCAAGCGCTGGCGGATCCCGTGGCAAAACCGCAGACTTTCTCTACATTGACGAGCTGCGTGAGATCGATGAACCCGCTTGGGCTGCCGCCACTTACACGACGTCAGCTCGACCCAACTCCATGACCTTGACAACATCTAATGCTGGGGATGCGGGATCGACCGTCCTCAATGATCTTAGGACACGCGCACTTACGGCTACCTCACCGGCACTTGGCTGGTATGAGTGGAGTGCCAATCCGACCTTGCACATTACCGATCGCCTGGGCTGGCAACAAGCCAACCCCAGCATGGGCATCCTCATGGACGAATCCGTACTTGAACAACACCTGCTCTCAGACCGAATCGAAACCTTCAAGACGGAAGGGTTGTGTTTGTGGGTGGACGCACTAGAGAGCCCCTGGCGCGAAGGATCGTTTGCTGAATGTCAAGACACAAACCTGGTCTTAATCCCAGGGCGCACCACCTGGCTGGCCGTGGACATTTCACCCCACCGGCGCACCGCCGTCCTCGTTGCCGGACAAGTCCTTGACGACGGACGCATCGGCATCGGACTACTCAAACTCTGGCGCGCAGACCACTCCGTTGATGACATCACCATCGCCTCCGAAACCGCCGACGCCGCCCGCAAATATCGCGCACAAGTCGTCGGCTTTGATCGGTACTCCTCAAGTGCCATTGCCGCAAAACTAGCTGCATCCGGCATCATGGTCGAGGACGTCTCCGGTGCCGCCTTCGCCCAAGCCTGCGATGAGACACTTACCGCGATGACTCACGGCAGAATTGTCCACGCCGGACAACAAGAACTCATCGACCACGTCATGTCATGCGCCACCAAACCCACCTCCGACGGTGGCTGGCGTATCGTGCGCAGGAAGTCTATGGGTGACGTATCAGCTGCGATTGCGATGGCGATGGTGATTCACTTTGCTACAAAGCCACGACAAACTGCTCGCATTATTGAAATATAGGGAATCGCTGACAAACCTGAATAATCGTTCAAATCCGGACATGATTGTGCAAAGTATGAAATGATCCCCGCATGGGTCTGCTCTCATCGTTGCGTCTCGTCAATGACACGCGCCCCGCGCCAGAATCACACGCACAAATCCGCGCAGAGTACGCAGTCCCCATCAGCTACTCATCCAACTGGGTAGGCGAATACCAACAGGCACCTATCTCCCGCACCGCTGCACTCGCCGTCCCATCAGTCAGCCGCTGCCGCAACATCGTCATCAACATCATTGCTCCGCTGGAATACTGTATGTATCGCGCCACAGATGACGTCAAACTAGAATCACCTCTCTGGCTGCGTCAACCTGACTATCGGCAACCACGCGCCGCCACCATGGCAGCCACCCTCGACTCGTTGATCTTCTATGACGTCGCCTACTGGGAAGTTCTCGAAACGTACACAGCCGACGGACGCCCCGCCCGCTTTGGGTTCGTTGACCCCACCCGTGTCTCACCGAAACTTAACAAATCACAATCCGAAGTCCTCTCCTACCGTGTCGATGGTGCGGAGCGCCCACAAAACGGCAACGGAAGCCTCATTACGTTCCAGGGACTCAACGGTGGAGGAGTCCTCGCGCGTGGCGGTCGCACCATCCAAGCAGCCCTCGATCTGGAGAAGGCCGTGGCGCTTACGGCAAATACGCCTATCCCGTCGGGCATTATCAAAAACAATGGTGCAGATCTTCCAGAAGATCAGATCGCTGGACTCCTCGCCACCTGGCGCAACGCCAGGCAAAATAAATCAACGGCGTACCTCACGCAGAATCTCGAGTTTCTTCCTACACAATTCTCACCCGAGGACTTGTCGTGGAACGCGGCACGTCAATACTTTGCCACCGAGATCAGTCGCCTGATGAACCTGCCCGCGCATTACTTGTCCGCTGACATTAACTCCAGCGACGTGTACTCCAACATCCAAGACGAACGCCGACAACTCGTGGACATATCCCTCATCGGCTACATCACCGCCATCGAATCTCGCCTCTCCATGGATGACATTTGCCCACGCGGACAATACGTCCGCGCAGAAATCAACGAATCCTTCTTGCGATCTGATCCCATGACACGCCTCAACGTCCTTGAAAAGATGCTCACTCTCAACCTCATCACAGTAGAACAAGCGCGAGTCATGGAAGATCTCGCACCCTCCGAAGGAGAACAGGCTACCTATCTATGAAAATGACATTCAGTTCCGAAATAACTGCCGCCGATACAGAGACACGCACCATCACCGGACTCATCGTGCCCTTCGGTGCCACCGGCAACACCAGCGCAGGAGCAGTCGTCTTTGAACCCAACTCCATCACCATTCGCGCAGGCAAAACAAAACTCTTCGCAGATCACGACAACCGCCAAGTCCTTGGCTCAATGATCTCCCACGAAATCACCACCGCAGGAATCATGGCGTCTTTCAAGATCGCCAACACCACCGCAGGCAACGACGCCCTTGAACTTGCCGCAAGCGGATTGAAATCCGGGCTGAGTGTGGGCGTTGACGTTAAAGCCTCCAAACCCTCTGATGGCGTCATGTACGTCAGCCAATCAGACCTCCAAGAAGTCAGCCTCGTCGAGAGTGCTGCGTTCGAGTCCGCTGCCGTCTATTCGGTAGCTGCAAGCGAAACAGATCCAGAAGAAACCCCAACCAATGAAAGCGAGGCTTCGATGAGCGAAGCAACCCCAGAAGTCGAGCCAGAAGTGGTCGAGGCTTCACGCAGTCGTGTCCCAGTCGCATACACGGAAGCACGCAGTCCGATCTTTGACTCCGGCACATATCTTCAACACACCATCAAAGCAACGATGGGCAACGACGAATCAGCACTCTACGTCCGCGCAGCAGACGCCAAAGCCCAACGCCTCTATGCAGCAAATGACTCGATGTCCACTAACCCTGCATTCAGCCCCACGCAATACGTTTCACAGGTCATCGACACGTCAGTCATGACTCGTCCCACCATTGACGCACTTGGTGGCGCACGCCCGCTCAGTCCCTCAGGCATGACGATTGCGCACCCAAAGATCACCACAAACGCAAGTATCGGGACGGTGGCAGAGGGAGGTTCCACAGCTGCGACCCAAATCGTCAGCTCTTATGTCAACGCGACTGTCGTGAAACTTGCTGGCACCCAGATCATGTCCACGGAACTCTTGGATCGTTCTGACCCATCGTTCTTTACCGCCATGATGGAAAACTGCACCCGCGCATACGCCAAAGCATCTGACGCAGCCGTCATTGCTGAAATCGTCTCCGGTGGAACGCAAGCATCGACGCAAGCCGCAACGATCGCAGGCATCCAAGCCTACGTCGCACAAGCAGCCCCCTCCGTGTATGCAGCAGCAGGCGAAGTGGGCAACTCATTTATCGCTGGTACGTCAGTCTGGTCACTCTTGATTGGCAGCCTTGACACCACCGGACGCAGCATCTTCAACGCTGCACAACCACAAAACGCCAACGGTCAATCCTCACCACGCGGACTCCGCGGAGACGTCATGGGTCTTGACCTGTGGGTTGATGCCAACATGGTCGCCACCACAATCGACGATTGCGCATTCATCACCACACCATCAGCAATCGCCATCTACGAATCACCACAACTCACCCTCTCGGTGAACGTCGTAGCGACAGGTGAAATCAGCGTTCTCCTCTACGGCTACTTCGCGACAAAGACACTCGTCGCCGGTGGTCTGCAACGCTTCAACCTCACATAATCGACCGCTGTCCCCGCAGATCCGTCCCAACTGCGGGGGCAGCTTCCACGGGACACTTGGAAGGAGGTAGCGATGGCGGCAACATACGTCACTATGGCAGAACTACGTTCTGCTCTAGGGATCGGTAGCCTTTATCTTGACGCAACGATTGAAGAAGTAGCGCAAGCGGCTCAGGATCTTGTGGACGTCATGCTCTGGCATAACACAGCACCCGTCATCGCTACCTCACTCACCAACAACGTCGCCACCATTGCTATCGCCTCCACACCCGTGTTCAACGTTGGGCAAACCGTGACAATCAGCAGTTGCGGGGCAACCTATAACGGGGCTTACACCATCACCGGACTCACCTCCGGCGAATTCTGGAACACCTCGATCTACCAGACAGGCGCATTTGCGTGGGGTAACTACTCAGGACTCACCCAGTCTGGTATCTCCTACATTCAATACGCAAAAACCGCCAGCAATGACTTGACTCACCTTGTACGCCCTTACGGTAAAGCAGCAGCAGCCGAACACGGCACCGCATACGCCAGCGTGCCAGCCGTAAGAGAAGCCAGCCTCATGGTCGCCATCAACATCTGGCAATCACGGCAAGCCCCCGGCAACGGTGCATCCTCCATCGACTTCGGTGTCCCACAACCCTTCAAAATGGGCTTCGCACTCATGGCAACGGTGCGCGGACTTCTTGCCCCATACCTTGCCCCTTCGGTGATGGTCGGCTGATGTCATTCGCCACTCTCCGCACCGCACTTGCCGCATCCATCGCTAACCCCAGCGTGTACTCAACTTATTCATTCCCGCCACCACAAGTCACCGCCAACAGCTGCTCCATCGTCCCAGAC